ATAATCGTTGCATTATTGTCTATTGTGTTACTTTTAATGAACATAAAGAAAGGAAAATAACATGGCACTAGATATTAAATCAATGCTAATTAAGTTGGCTGAGCAGCAAGCAGAGAAAATGCAAGAAGAGGCTGTTAAGCATCTAGGTTCAGATGAAATGACTGAAAAGATTGCTAGCGCAATTAATAAGCGTATTGACATCCCTTTTGTATCCGAGGATAAGGAACAAATCTTTTTTGAAAAAGTGGTAGATGTTGTAACAGATGTGCTAGAAGGAGTTTTTAAGGCTAAGTAATGGTTAATTCTTTACAGATGATGACCGTTATTAAGGGCGTGCTTGAAAAGATGGGTTCTAAATACTCTAGCCATGATGCTATAATGCTTGTTTACAGAACGGGACTTGTTGAGTCTAAATATGAATATCTTATGCAAAAAGGAGGGGACAACATTGCTCGCGGATTTTTTCAGTGCGAACCTTGGGTTGCTGTTTCTCTTTGTAATGACTATCTTAAGTATCGCAAAGAACTTTTAAAAAAGGTTGCTAGCGTATGCCACCTAGACTGGAGTTATTTTACAAGTCCAGACGAAAATGTTTGGAGAGAGGTTTTGACTACAAATATTATCGCACAAATAGTTGTTTGTAGACTTCATTACTGGAGGGTTCCGAAAAAAATGCCTAAAACCTTAGACGACCAAGCGTCTTATTGGAAAGATTTTTACAACACCTCTAAAGGCGCTGGAACTGTTGACCATTTCAAAGAACTGGTCATGAAGTATGGATAATGCCATTGTTAAGGATGTTGATGGCAATGTAATAGGGTGTAGGTATTGTGGGAGTAGGTCGGTCAGAAAGTTTGGCTACCTATATCGGGCAAATAGCAAAAGGCAGCAGTGGATGTGCAATGCCTGCGGGAAAAGAACTGTTAATCCCAGTATTTTAGAAAAAACAGAATTTGTTAAAGAAATATCAGACCCCGACTATATTCCTATTCAGGAATTAATCGAACATCGTAAAAAGAAATACTCCGTAAAAGTAAAAGGAAGGGAGTCTCGCCAGTTAATTAACATCGATATTAAAAAAGATGGACCAATAGGGATTTGTCACTTTGGAGACCCCCACATAGATGATGATGGAACAAATATCGCTGAAATATACTCTTTATGTAACTTAATAAACAAAACAGATGGAATGTTTGCGGGAAACCTTGGAGATGTTCAAAATAACTGGATTGGTAGGCTGGCATTTTTACATGGACAACAGTCGGTTACTGCAAAAGAATCTTGGAGACTTACAGAGCATTTCGTGAATAGCGTTAATTGGCTCTATTTGATAGCGGGAAACCACGATGTGTGGTCAGGTGATGGAGACCCCTTAGATTTCATAATGCGCGACCATAAGGGCGTTTATGAGAAATGGGGCGCAAGGCTAAATTTAAGATTCCCAAACGGAAAAGAAATAAGGGCAAATTGCAGGCACACATTTAAAGGAAATAGTATGTGGAACTCCGCACATGGGGTAGCAAAAGCCGCGCAAATGGGGTGGAAAGACCACATTCTTACTTGCGGTCATACTCACGTTTCAGGGTATCAAGTTTTAAAAGACCCTGCATCAGGCTTGATTTCTCACGCGTTGCAAGTTGCTAGTTTTAAAATAATAGATAATTATGCAGAAAAATTAGGGCTAGACGATAAAAACATTTTTAATGCACCAGTTACTATAATCGACCCACAATATGACGATGACGACAATAGGCTAATTACAACAATCTTTAGCCCCTACGAAGCCGCCGAATATCTTACTTGGAAGAGAAGTAAGAAATAAAATATTTGTTTATTGTTGCAAACTGTCATAACTTGCAATAACCACATACAAACATACACAAACAACACAACAACAAAAGAGGTCTGAAATTGCAAGATTTTTTAACAGTTTCACAAGTGGCAGAAGAATTGAAGGTTACAAAAGGCACAATTAGGCAATATATACAATCTGGCAAATTAAAAGCAAGTAAGCCTAATGGTAAAAATTTTATAATCATGAAGACAGAACTTTTAAATTTTATTTCTGACACTGAATATAAGCCATTAGCAACCCTTTAATTATTAGTTCTTGAACTTTAGTGAAAGAACTAATAATTAAAAGGATGCAATGAAAAAACAAGAGTCACTAGCAAGGAAGGAATGCGCCAATTACAACAGTGGAAAATGCTTAGGGGTTATGTTTTCAAGGGAAAACGGAAAACTCCTTACTAAATTAGATAAGGAATTTGCGGGTAAGGATTGCATAGCAAATACTGGTAAGTGCGGTTATTTTAATCAAATCGTCATAAGGAGTTCGCAGAATGCAACTAGATAACAATGAGACCTTAAAACTGAGAATAGAGCGCACTGAGAAGACAAGCAGAGAAGATGTTAAGAGGTTTTATGTAAGGGTTTATAAAATGGCTGAAAATTTGGGTTTCAATGTTGTTTCCCGAGAAGAAAACAACAAAATAATAGCACAAAAAGGAGACAAGGAAATTGAAGAAAAGAAGCGTATTTGAAGAGATGGTTAATGTTACAACTTCTATGGCGAAATTATTTGAGTCGCTTACAAAAGTTTTAACGCACCTAGTAACACACCTTAGCGACCTCGAAGAAAGAATTGAAAAAATGGAGTCGAAATGAGCGAGGAATTTCAAAAGTTAGATGAGTTACACGAAGAGGTTGAGAATGACGATATATCGAATATACACGTTGACAGAATGCTTTGGAAGATAGGCGAACTTGAGAAGGAAATTGAAGATATTAAGTACAAGCAGATGGAATCCAAGGAGTTTTATGACAGAAGAATAGATTCAATAAATAAGCAAATATCATACAGGGTTAACTTACTTGAGAGTTATATGCAATCCGAGTTGGCTAGAACAGGGAATAAGACCTCTAAACTACCTAATGGTACGCTAAAGATGACAACAAGGACAACGAGAGAGTTCGGAGAGGACGATGCTCTGATTAAGTTTTCTTATGACAACAACATACCCACAAGAGTAACAGAAAAACCCGATAAAAAACTAATATTATCATATATTCAAAATACGGCTGATACACCAAGCGGATATTTTGAGAAAAAAGAAACCACATTTTCATACAAAACAAACAACGAGGAGACAAAATGAGTATACATAATAAACTAGGGCGGGTTCAAGCCAAACTCAAAGTTGGCAAAGGACACAGAAACGACTTTGGTAATTATAACTACAGAAATCTTGCCGATATATTTGAAGGGTTGAAGCCAATACTAAGTGGAAGCGGTTGCTCTATTACCGTTAGCGACGAGATAGTATGTGTAAATGATTTTAATTACATTAAGGCAACTGCTACATTTAGCGACGGCAATGAATCCATAACCACTACAGGATGGGCAAGGGAGTCTGTTCAAAAAAAGGGGATGGACGATAGCCAAATAACAGGTGCTACTTCATCTTATGCTAGAAAATATGCATTAAATGGATTATTCGCAATTGACGATACCGAAGATGCTGATAGTATGGACAACAGAGACCATAAAACAGTTGTGGTTTCGCCGTCTCTAAGTAAAAAGCCAAACGAGGAAGTGCAACAAGCATCGGATGAATGGAATGAAGCGTCAAGAAATACAGGGATACCCTTTGGGAAATACAAAGGAACCCCTTGGAAAGATGTACCCGAAGATTACATAGGTTGGTTGATTAACAAGAGCGATAATGCTAATTGGAGGGCAATGGCGAATGCGGAACTTGTTGCTCGAATGACCGAGGGTGCTAGCGAAAAGCAGCAGGACGTGCAGCAGGGCGTAGAAGCGGATTCTAGCACAAAGGAAGCCGATAAGGGAACTGAAAAAGGTTGGGTGGTTGAGGATGATTCTAAAATTAGTCCTAAATTAGAAGACCAAATACAAGAAGGTAAGGAATTGATGGAAGAGTTTTCGGAGATTGCTGAAGGAGATGATGATGACCTACCATTCTAAAAAAACAACTCAAAAAGATATTATTCTTGATTATCTTAGAAAGAATAAACGAATAACTTCTTGGTTTGCAATAGAAGAATTTGGGATTACAAGATTGGCTGATATTGTACATAGGTTAAAACGAGAAGGACATCGGATAGGCACAACTATGATGACACATAAGAATGCTAGAACGGGCAAGGTTTCAAACTTCGCTAAATACACCTATGAAGATGCTATAGACGTTGGCTCAAATTATGAACTTACCCTTGGTTAATTGCCTCGGGGAAATAAAGGGTGGGTCTTTCATCCTCCTTCTTTCACCCACCCTTTATAAACTATAGGAGTTATCATGCCCAGCAGAAGTAAGCAAAAAGGTAACAGATTTGAGAGAGAAGTTACAAATATTGCAAAAGAACATGACATAGACTCTCAAAGAGCCTATGCTAGTAATGGATTGTCTCTTGGACACGCTGAAGAGGTAGATGTTTTGCTAAAGACACCTGACAAGGATTGGAGAGTCCAATGCAAGGTTAGAAAAAATATTGCAAATTGGATTAAACCCGATTCTAGCGTTGTTGATTTACAAGTAGTAAAAGAAGACAGGGGGCAAATATATGCAATATTGCCATACGAAGATTTTTTAGAACTAATTGCAGATGAAGAAGAATATAGAAATTCAGGTCAGGAAAAATTAGATGAAGAGAGGGATTTATATAGGGAAAGAATGAATGAGATAGAAAATGAAATCAAAAGATTATAGAAAAAACATAAAAATAGGGCAAAGCGTTACCGCTAAGTCGAAAAACATAGATGGAGATACGGTCTTTGTGAGTGGTGAAATATCTTCCATTAACGAGGATATTGTATTTATTAGCAGAAGGTTCCCCAAGGTTGAACATTTTTCTGTAAAAATAAAAGATTTAATAATATAAGGAGAGATAGATGCGAAGTAAAATAAACAAGGCTCCCGCTTTTCAATTTTATGCGGGTGATTTTTTATCAGACCTCAACGTCCAAATAATGACAATGTCACAAAGGGGAATTTATATTACCCTACTTGCAATGGAGTGGATTGAGGGAAGTCTACCATCTGATATTAGAACCTTGAAAGTTCTGTGCGGTCAGCACCCAAATTTTGAAGAAGATTGGGGCGCTATTAAGCATTGTTTTTATGAAGAAAATGGTCGCATATATAACAGAAGACTCGAGTCTGAGAGAAGCAATATGATAAGTTACAGAGAAAGAATGTCCAACAATGGTAAGAAGGGTGCTAATGTACGGTGGAATGGCAAGGCTATAGCCAAGCCATCCAATAAAGAAGTGGAAGTAGAAGTTAAAAGTAAAAATAAAAACGCTGTTAAAGTAAAACTTTATAATGATGAATTTGAAGATGATTTTTGGTCGCTATACCCAAGACGAGATAATAAGAAACGAGCAAAGGACAAGTACGTTTCATTGCGAAAAAGTGGGGTAGGCAAAGATACTATTTTAGATGGGTTAAAGTCATACATTAAGCAGTGGAAAAAAGCGGGTACGGAGTCTGAATTTATACCTATGGCTAGCACTTGGTTGAATCAGGAGCGCTATGACGATGAATTAATTAGTAGTTCTAAAACAATAAACAACCTAAATGTAAAAAAAGAATATCATTGGATGTGCATTGAATGTAAAATAGAAAAAACAACGACAGAGGATTTGAGCGTTAATGATAAACTATGCTCTTGTGGAGACGGTATACTTGAGACAAGGTCATCTGTTCTAGCACAACTTGCTATTAAAGATAATAAAGCAAGCGAAATTAAAATTAAAAGCAATGAAGAGTCTGAAGATAAAAAGGAATTTGAAAAGGCTTTTGGCAGTATGCTTAGTTCTATGGGAGCGCGTTAGTAATAAAACGATGGTTGGCGCCTCTTTTAAATGTCAGTTTTTTTTAAAAAGGTTTTAAAAAAAAAGAATGATGAGGCGCGCTCCTAAAATTAAAAAACAAAAAGTATCGTATGACGGAAAAAA